TCATAAAACTGTGCAGGGAAATGAGTCTTTAGATAAAGCATATAGTAAGATATTAGAGCATACGTAACTGCGTGGCTGAGATTGAAGCTGTAGAGTCCATGCGTAAGTATGGATACCCACCACTTTCCTATTTCTGCCTCTCGTACCCCGTTCTTAGTCGCACCCTCATAAAACATATCTCTATATTGTTCTACAAACTCGACACCTGCTGACCCTGAAACACCCTTACGCAGCTTATGAACGTCCTTCCATTCAAAACCAGCCAACTCTCTCGCAAAACGCATTACTTGTTCTTGATATACCAATATACCGTATGTTGATTGTAGGATATCGGCTGCGATAGGGTGTAGACTGCTAAGATAGGCTTTGAATCGCGCTGGGGAAAGTTTGTTATTTTTGTATGTTTCTACCCAGTCGCCCGGTCCAGGTCGGCAGAGAGCGGATGCAGCTACTAGATCATCAAAAGTATCAAGCCCTATCTCTTTAGATACTCTCAGCGCTGATGCACCATCTAGTTGAAAGACTCCGCTCATAAATCCTGATTTGGCCGTCACATAACTCTCAGCGTCGTTCAAGGGTAAGGAATGTAACCACTGAGTATCTTTACCTATGGCTCGTAGTGTGAGAGACAGAACATCAAGGGCCTCTACAGATAGGAAATCCATCTTTAAAAAGCCCATCTCAACTGCGCCTTTTTTATCTACACAGGCAATAGGCATTTTATCCTTATCATAAATGACCCCAATATGATTCTCAAGTGCATCTGGACTAATTATGACTCCACAAGCATGTACAGAAGATTGGCGATACTGACCAATGATTTTCTCTACGATCTTCAATTGTGGATAGTTTGCCAAGACCGTTAATGCGGCTCTGTCTCTGATATGATCGAATGTTAAGGTATCTTCAGAGAGAGCATTGGACAAATCACCAAAGACAGAACGCGGAATGTCATAAGCGCCAGCAGCATCCTGTAAGGCGCTCTTGGCCTTTAACTCCATGATATTAGCAAGTTGTGAACAGTTGTTGGCTCCGTAGATGTCATACACATGTTGAACAGCAAGATTGCGAACTCTCTTTTCAAAGTCAATATCAACATCTGGTGGGTCAGGCCGGTTGTCATCGTAGAAGCGTTCAAATGATAATTTGTGGTAAATAGGATCTGTCTCTGATGCTCCTATTAACCATAAAATACAACATCCCCCAGCACTACCACGACACATGACTAAGGAGGGTAGGGACTTCGCCCAATTTACAACTTCCCAAATAGCAAGTATATAGTCACAAAAGCCTTTACGACGAATGACTTCGAACTCATGCTGAACACGTCTTACATAGCGTTCATCATTTATTACGTTTCTTCGCCCCAGTCCTTCAACAATTAATGTCCACAAAAATTGTTCAGATGTATGTGTCTCAGGCAGCCCCTTAAATACAAACTGAGTCGCTTTAGGAATTTCAACATTACACATATCTGCCAGCGTACCGGTATTATTGATGGCCTGTACTAATTCCTGCTCGGACGCATTAGGAGCGCATATTCTGGTCCGTTCCAACAATTCCTCAGCGCCACAGTAGTACTGAAAGTCAGGTAGTTTAATCTCTCGCTCTACACTATTAACTTTCTGGCGTGTACCGACAGACAACAACAAGTCTTGCGCTGGGTAATCTTCTGGACGCGGGAAATGAGCATCAGACGTAACCACCATAGGAACCTGTAAATCACGAGCTATCTGAACAAGCCAAGGTAGGCTTGAATGAGAAATATCAAGACCGGGTTCGGGGACAAGTTCTATATAGTAATGTTCGATCTGTGTTCTACGCTCATATACAAACTCATGAGCAGCTTGTGGATCTACATGGTTAATAAGACGTGATGGATATCCACCAACACAACCACTAAGGACAAGGAGACCTTCTTGGTGTTGAGCTATTAAACCCCAGTCAATTCTAGGTTTATAATAAAATCCATCAGTCCATGCCAACCTATTTAATTTCAGAAGATTTGAATAACCCTTCTGAGTCATGGCAAGAATTGTTACATGAGCATCAGACTTAGCTTTTAATCTTTCGATACCGCGCACTCGATCAGTGTGAACGTCTGTGATATAGAACTCAATACCAAAGATTGGCTTGATATCTGTCTTCTCAGCAGCTATTTTGAATGGTACATGGGAAAAACAGTTTCCATGATCAGTTATCCCTATGGCTTTATGACCTAATTCATTCGCTCTAGATAGTATTTGAATAGGCAAACCCATTCCGTCAAGCCACGAGTAAGTACTATGCCCATGAAGATTAACGAATACCATTATATTTGTTCTTTACGCAATCTTTCAAATTCAGTTTCAATTGCTCCGCAGTCACAAAGAAATGTAGAATATTGCACTGACGAGCAACATGGATGATGTTCAAGTTCTGTTCCATAGGATTTCTGAATCTTCCAAGCGACATCACAACTTAGAAAATCAAATCTTGTAACATCAATGAGATCTCTCATATTCCTTCTCTTTCCACCCACATCTTCGAGCCAGTGTTTTTACAGGTTCGATATTGGTTGTGTCAACTTCTACACTGAGATTGTCCACAGAGCGTTTTGAACGAGTGCCAAGACGGTAATATTGGACATTACTATGGAATACTTTTGCTTCTTTTTCTGTTGTGAATTCAAAGATCATTGGTTACTTCTCCACTCTTCGAGATGTTTGTCCCACAGGATCTTGTTTAGTTCTTTTCGTGTCAATTTTAGCTTCTTCTCTATTATTGACTGGTCTTCTGAAACAGGCAACAGATAATCTGTGCCTTTCTCAGTAAGTTGCCATCCTTTGTTTGCTGGGTAATGGACATACCCACCAGTCTTTAGTTCTTTGAGAATGGCAGAAATTTCTTTGTTTCCAACAGGAACCTTTCGCTCCTCTACCATTTTCAATATTGAAATTTCTTGCTCATTTAACATTTATATTGTCCCTTCTCATACATTATACCACAATTTTTCATAATTTACTACTATATCCAATCTATTCCAGGCTTCCCTTCATATCCTTTTTCCCATACGAACCATGCGAAACAAAGAAGGCCGCTTTTAGCCTCAACTAACTCCCGGCCAAAACCTACCCTTTTTGAAAATACATGAACACTCTTCAATGGACTAGATTCCAAGAACGGCTTGCGCTTCTGTCCTTCAAGAAATGTGATACGAAGTAATAAAGCAACCTTTTTCTCAGCGACTTCCAAAGCTTTCTCAGCGAACGCTTGAGCATCGCAGTACGGAGGGTTTGCGATTACATTATCTGTTTCATTTTCATGGTTTGTTAAAAAATCAAACTGCCAGGCATTACCCACTGGGTAATTACGATCTTCTATATCACTTGCAAATACTACTCCATCTTTATGACGCTCTATAATAACATTTGTCATCCACCCATCACCACAACAAGGGTCCCAAATATCACCTTCAAATACTTCTTTATCGAATAGTGAATGAGTGGCATGTGGTGGCGTTCTATAAAAGTCAGTGGAAGAGCGAACGCCAGCAGTCGTAACTCCCATCATTAATTGGTTTTTCATTATTCTTCTGTATTTCTATCTTCCGAATTAGTTTCTACGTCGTTCACCAGAGCAGCCTTATCAGACCAATTCCAAGCCCTTGTGAAGCATTTAGAAAACCAGTAGCTGCCCATTACTGCTTGCATTTTTAACCATAAAAATTCATAACACCAATATTTGCCAGCGCGACAACCTTTAAATTTAGGTACTTTTCGCACCGGGCAAGAAAAATGAATGTAAAATATTGGTAAATTCACCCTAACACTCCTAAATCAAAAGGTTTCTCTATCTCTGTGAGCAATGCATCAACCAGACTTATATCTAACGTCCAATCTACAGTTGATCGCTGGCGGTACTTACTACTTGCATAAGTAATGTATTGTTGTGCTTGTTTGTAAGTCCATCCGTTAACTTTTGCTATATGTCGCAAGCAAACAGGAACCATTGTAGGTCCTTCAATCACATTTGTTCGACCGATATGGTAGCACTTATGGCACAATGGACATACTGCCATTAACCGTACTAGTTTCTGAATACCATTACTTTCATAGCTGAATAATTCGTGACACTCTACTGGATGTTCTGGCCCTACACCGCCACAAATCTCACAAACGTAACACGCCTTTCGATAACAATACCGTCGTAATTTATCCCAAATCTCTTGATCTACATGATTTCTAACATTCTCATAGAAGCTAGTTTTTGGTATAAGATCGATCTTTAATTTAGGATTCTTAAATATGTTGTTTGATTTCATGATTGCGGGACCTCAAACGGAGGTCTTTCTATATATTCACGTAACCAAACCGCAAAAGCCGACGTAATTTCAAAAGCGTCTTTTCTACCTCGTGCTATTTGAATTCCTCTATTTAGATATAGCTGTTGAAGCGTTCTCCGTGCAAACATCTCTTGAGTAGGAGCAAGGAGTGTGAATGTGCGCTCTACAAATTCGTCCATACGTAATAGTTCCGCAGCGAAATCACGACCCCTACCACCCATATCTTCTTCAAATATACGATTGATTTCTTGTAGGTTTATAATATCCGTATGTTCCACCTTAGTTCTGGAGTAGGTATCATAACCCATGATTGGTTTGTCGTACCACATACGGAATAATTCCCCAGCGGCGTGTACATGTTCAGGGCGAACGATTATGCTCTCGCCATCTTCACTGGCGCTAAAACACTGTGCAGCGACTGATACACTTACCTTCGCTACTTTTGTTCTTTGATCGGATGGTTCAACTAATGGCACTGTGGGAGTATAGGTTTCACACATCCATTTAGATAAGGCTATTACAGCTTGTTCTGCTTCAGGAGTGAATGTAATTTGATCTGATTGCCTCGAATATATCCATGCGATTAATTGTTGAGATATATCCCTACCATAAATCGGTACAGTAGGTGGAGTCATATCATTCAAATCATCTACCGAAACATCCTGTTGAGCAACTGCCATAGCGAAATCAAAACGGGCTATATCTTCAGGTTGTGTCACCAAGCGAGGAACTACTTCTATTACGTTATATCCGAGTTGATGTATAAGTTTTCCGACTCCTGGGTTTGCAAGCCAAGTGCATCGTACTCGTGCTCGAAATTGGGCCGACGCAGCCTTAGAGATACGTACTGTACCATCGCTTCTCGTGCTAGAAAGCAACTCAAGGAGTCCAACACGACCGAACTTAGCAGCGGTAAATTCGTCAAAGCAAATTGCTCTATTATCTTGCTGAGGCATAATTCCTGGTATGACATAACGTTCTCCTGACTGAGCAGATTGTTCTACTGCACCTAAAATACCTGCTGGAGTTTGATGTTTACAGTCAACAAACATACCAACTCCGAAATGTTCGGCCATCTTTTTATAAGATTGTGATTTTCCCGTGCGAGTATCTCCAACTACTAATATTTCTAACCAGCCATGATCTACAATATTCCCAAGAAATGTAAAATGTAAAGCAGAGTGCCAGATAGTGCGATAGGCAAGATGAAGATCGAGGCGTTTTCTGATAAGGGTAGTACTATCAATCAAATCCTGAGCTACAGATTTTAATTTCATTATTACTGTTTCGTGACTAGTTGGTTTAAATACACACAAATCCTTATAGATGTCTGGAGTCATAATGAAAGAATCGATACCGACCGACATTGGTCTGGCCACATCTAGCATGGCTACAAGTTGTTGGTTCTGAGGGCGCGGGTAGACAAAACCTTCTACATCATATTGCATATTCTCTTCAAGTTTCCCGGTACGAGAAGGAATAATATAGACTTCATATCTATGACGATCTGTGGCTGTAATTTCACTGTCTAACGGCGCTGAGAGAATGGCTGGCTCGATATCGATAGCGTTTAGAATTTGAATTGTTACGTCCGGGCATTGTTTCGGTATTCCCTGAGCTTCTAACAACGCACGATGTTGTATGTCGTCGTGAACGCCAATTTGTTTTAAAGCATCGCTGGACCGAGGGTCAATATTGAATATGCCGTGACCACGAAAACTATCTCGCATAGGACAAAGAGTGCAATAACCATGCCCACGTGCAGGGCAATTCGCTTCGTAACTAGCAGCAATGGCATACGTTTTTTCAGAACGAGCATTGAGCCTAGCACGATACCCAACCCTATGTCCAATATTGTTACTAGACATAGAATCGCCGTAATTAACAACCACAGGTTCAGTATCATAGGTGTCATTAAGTGTGGGGGCATCTTCTGCACTGTTGAGAATATTAACGATAGAATCACAGACGCCAGCCGTTTGGAACCCAAGACTGTACAAATAATAAATGTAGTCGGAAACGTCTGCATTACCTGGCCGATCTTCCCACTGAGGAAGTGTGCAAATATGTAATGATGCTACGTCTCTGTGTAAGCGCCGAGTGGATTCTTCTATAAAATGTTGACCAGCCGCGTCTGCATCGCCAAGAATATAGATATGTTTATTACGATACCAATTGCCTTCTGGAATTGGTGAACTGGAACCATCGGTTCCTGTAACAGCAGCAAATCCTAATGCCCTAAGTGATAAAGCATCAGGCTCCCCCTCAACCAGCAACAATGTCTGTTCGTTATATCCATCTATGGGGAAAAGGACGTTTGCGTGTAACCCCGTAACGTACCACACCCATTTTGGGCGACCGCCAGGACGATACATTTTACAGTTAATAATTCGTCCCAGCGCATCAAATATTGGGAAAACATAACGGTCGTATTCGGCATCATAACCAATTCTGTATCTGGCAATGACTTCTCTGGTCCAAGGTTTTGTTTCTTGTAGCCTTGTTATAAGTTGCGGATGGGCTTCTAGATAATTTTCCTTCTCCGCAATATAGAGTTCTGTGACAGGATTGACAACGTTGTGTTCAATCATTAGAGCATGTTCTGTCACTCTAAAATTAGGGACTGCCCTGCCACGCTCGTCAAATTCCGTAGCTCTCATGATAGCTACAAACTGAACATAGTTTCCTGAGCGATCACAGTTCATACATCGCCAAAGACCGTTTGTTACATTAAATGCGAATGAAGGATTGTTATCATGTTCGTCTGGAAAAGGGGACCTTGCAGCCCTTTCTCCTCTAGAATTCGGCGCAGCTAGACCAGGTATCCATCTCTCATAAAGTTCTTCCCATCCTATTCGTTCCAGCGTTGTGCGTAATTGAGGATTCATTATGATTGCTTAATAATTCAGAGATGAAAAGAAGTACCCTCAGTGTTACAGAAGTAACACTGAGGGTTTGGTTCTCGGCTTTAGTTCCTTTTCAGAACTCACTTACCGAGAGAGTTAAGAAAGGCCAGGAGTGTCTTTGCCGGGTTCGTATCCGCCAGCAACCTTATTGGTTACTTTTTCGTTCCATTCGTCGTGCTTGATCTTGAAACGAACGATTGAACCGTTAAAGTCTTTCGCGGATGTACCAATGAACTTTGCGCCATCTTCACTCAGAAGTTCACTGGCCCGTGCTATTGACTTGAACTTCCAGATACCGCCTTCTTTGAACGATGCTTGATCGTAAAGTACCGATCCAACATAACTAGTAGGGAATGTAACTTTCAGTTTGAAAGAAAGCATCTTGCCATCACCAGCCTTGTTAGGTTTGATTTCAGCATCTTCAATGGACGCCTCATAATCGAGATTTACATCAAGAAGTCGGCCACCTTCACTGATACCACTCAAATCAAGAGCAGTTAGGTCAAGATCACCATCAGAACTCGTAAGAGACTGGAGTGCAGCATCAATCCCTGTAGCGTCAGGAGTTGGCATGGAAGGAGCCTGTACAACACCTTGTGGTGCTACTGGCTGTACTGGAGGCTGGTAAGCCAATGCCGGAGGTGTAAGTGGCATAGGAGGCGCATACTGTGGAACTGGAGGAGCATACGCAGGAACTCCACCATCGAAGGGAGGTCCTTGTGGTGCTACTGGCTGTATCGGAGGAGCAACGGGAGCAACTGGCGCTGCAGCTACCGGCTGCTGCGCATAGGGAAGAGCGGAAGGGGCTGGTGGTGGTGCCGATGAATTGGCTCCAGCTTGATTAAGTCGAGGCATCTTTTATATTCCTTGTGTCTGTGTGGATCGTTTGATCCCAGCCATCATCTTATCGATGATGTTATCGATGTATGGCGGTTCGTATTTCTCAAGTGCGACAAACCTGTCTTTTCCATGAGTAACCGCGTCACGGTGGCATATAAGCCATCGTTCTGTTTGCCACTGAAGCGAATTGTCTTCCAACTTTACCTGACGCTCTGGCATACAATATCTGGCAATCAAACTGAAATGTCTACCGTATTGTTCTTTGAACGCGCCTTGAAAAGCTGGTTGCCACATAGTTCGCTTAGTGTCGGTGTCCTCCCTAAACGTCTCATGAGCCGTAAAGAGAACATGTTTTCCTGAGTGTCTGAATTGTGTAGTGATATTGTTCATGCTTGTGAGGACAATCCCCCACTCCCGTTGGGAAGGAACTTGTATCTTTCCACGTTCACAGATCTCTCGGAGTATCATTCCTTGCAGTTCTGTTACTGTATCTACAACGATCATGTCAAACTCTGATTTGTGAATGTTCCACCAAGCGATAGCGGTATTGTATTCTGCTATTGTCTGGACAGTCCAAACCTTACAAAGATCACGTCGCAAACCATATTTAACAGCCCATGCATTTGCTGAAACTGCTCCATCGTCAATGTCGATAAGTAAAGTTCTGTATTTCTGACTAGAACCTACAAGAACTGTCTTACCAACTCCGGTGCCACCGTAGATTATTCCTACAACCGAGGTGTCACTTATATTTTCTAGAGAAATTGGCCCATTGGCCATCCACTACCTCCTTGGGTATTGTGGTTTCGAAGGCAGTCTTTGACTGCCAACGCTTTAGTATATGCTACAAAAATCTAGTTGTCAAGCATGGATTTTTGTTTGTATTTACACCGTACATTAACTGTCAACAACGTCTTTTTCTCTAAGCCCTACAGTTAGAGAAATGCCTAATTGGCATACAAAGCAGTAACCCGTAAAGGCGAGAGTCTCCCCAAAATCACGACTATCATTTAAATTCAACCATATTGAATTGTCACACCCAGGACATTGTTCAGATATGGTTGGAAGGGTTAGTCTTTTGGGCATTTTTAATTCAGGCATCAGTTCCACTTTCTGTTGATATTAAAAATACTTGATTTTCGAATGCTCCATTTTTGACACGTTTTGTAGTAGCTGCGGCAGCTATTTCATGAAAACCAAAAGTTGCTTTCATTAAGGCATGTAAAACAGTATACATATCTACCAACTCTTCAATAGTGTGATGCTCAGCGAATTCATTAGTCTCTTCAATCAATTTTGTGATAAGACAATCTACAAACTCTCTTCGCTCCAGAGTACGAGTTCTACAGGTATTGCCATTTTGTTTTATAATATCAGGAATATTATCTCGAACAAGTTTGTTGTGAATTGTTGTTGTTTTAGACATTCTGGGTCTCATATATTGAATCTAGATGTGCCAACACCACCTTTATATCCCATGGATTGATTGTTGATGGCATAGTCTTAGAACATTCATTTGGGTATCTTTTACGGTTCTGGCCCCAACCTGTGAAGTTACCACTTTTACTTTCACGATTCTTCAAAGCAATAGCTTGATGTTCAGTTGGTGAGGCATGAGGGGGGTTGTTTGCCAATAACCCATCATTTAACCCTAAATCCTTTTCATAACTTCGCGAACCATCGTGACCGAGAACTGAGACTCTGGCACATCGGCCAGCAGAGACAGATATGAGAGATTCTAATGAACGCAATTCATATCCCCATTCATCAGTGAGGATTCCGCAGTACATCATAGTCTCAACTTCTTCGTCACTGATATAAGGTAAGTGCCAGTTATGAGTTTCTATTTTCTTTGGAATCGATTCATCATATGCTTCCATTGCAAGAAAAGAAGGTAGTTGTATTTCAGGTTGAGCCAATTCATGACATCGCAGCGTAAAATAATTCTGCCAATCTGTGGCAGTCGCAATTATGGTTTGCCATGCAAATGGCTCTATAAGACGATTTGCAATGGACTTGTGGACGTTCAAATCTTTTGATAGGTAATTTGCAGCAAGCACCATTTGATCTCTGGCGTTTAACCATGCTCTAATTGCTAAACGTTCATCTTCAACACTTAATGGTTCTCCACCCTGCATACCTTTTTTGTTAGTCGCCCACACAAGAGGGATAAAAGGAGTTTCCATTACCTGTTTAATTTTACGTTCAACAGGAATAGCACGACTGGATGCACTGTTCCTACTATTATGAACTACAATACCATTCGCGAAAAAGTTTGGAAATTCTCCGGCAATTTCAAGATCATATGTGTCTTCAACTCCACGATAATTGATTGAATCAACTGTTATGAAGTCAACATAATATTCAAATCCTGTTTGCCAACCTTGAACTTCGTGCTCTTTTCTATGGCAACCTTCACAAAGTAGGGTAACATTGTTTTTGTCGGCTACCAAATCAGGTCGTAAATAACGTGGTTGAATATGATGAATGCGCAGTTGATCAACAGATCCACATTTCTGACAACAACCCATTTCAGCTATAAGTTGAAGCTTGGCTTTTCTGTTCCACATAATATAACTATGTTGTTCTGCTCTTGTAAAACGATGAAGTTTTTCTGTTTCTGGTTTTCCCAATCGTCGCACGGCTATTCTGGTAGTGCCTGGAATAATATTCTCGATTGTAACATAACCAGTATCTGTCCAAATTTTATGATCTTTACTTCCGGCTATTTGGTGTCTTCCGGCCTTTACTTCAAAAATTTCTTTACGACCTGAATAGAAACAATCAACAACAGTTGAATATTGTATTTTGTTTGTATGTTCATTGATCTGTCGGATCGTCATGTCTTTGAGTCGATATTGAATTGGTTGGTTATTAACTCGTGGACGCTCGTAAAACTTCTTAAAATCAGACCCCAACACCAGCCATTGCCGACCATCCAATTCTTTCACGGCTTTTAACAAACCAGATCTACAAGATCCATTTAGTCCAGAATAATTGCTGAACCCAAATATGTTTTTGAGTTCCATTGTAGTATAAACACTATTATCATCCAATAACGACATATCGAGTATTTTATGGTTTTTTGACGGTCTTGGCTGTGCTCCTTCAGTCCATTTACGATAGAAATTCTCGATTGAGATAGGATACTTGGTGGCACTACTTTCACGTTTTTGCGCTCTTGGGCTACTGAATTCTAATATAGAATCTCCAGCGAGACAAAGAGATCTGTGTGTGTTAAATTCACATAATACAATACGAGGTATTACGAATTCAAAGGTAGTGATCCGTGCTCCTGCT